ATGGCTCATGCTGGCTGGATTTTACGCGCTTTTGCCTTACAAGGAAGAACTCTGTTCTGCCTCGGCACAAACTCCAGTGGTGCTCCGAAGCATCCTCTGTACGTAAGTTACGATAAAGAATTGGAGGAATACCCGATTGGACAATTACCAGAAGTACATTCACACTAGTCGATACGCTCGGTGGCGGGACGATCTATCACCAGCCCGCCGCGAAACATGGGAAGAGACCGTAGACCGTTTGGTTACGTACTACGAAAAGGTAATCCCACAAGCAGGGACTGCTGATCTCTCCCTGAACGACGCTGCCGTCATGCAAGAACTGTATGAGGCTATTGTCAATATGGAAGTGATGCCGTCGATGCGCTGTATGATGACAGCGGGACCGGCACTCGACCGATGCAACGTGGCTGCGTACAATTGTGCGTATCTCACCGTAGACAGCCCTCGTTCCTTTGACGAGGCTATGTATATTCTCATGTGCGGGACAGGAGTTGGTTTCAGTGTCGAGGATCGTTATGTTGCTCAGCTTCCCCGTATCTCCGAACAGTTCGAGGAAACCGATACCACCATCGTTGTCGAGGACAGCAAAGAAGGCTGGTCGAGATCGTTCCGAGAACTCATCACCCTCCTAATTGCAGGACAGGTTCCCAAGTGGGATGTTTCACGTGTTAGGCCAGCCGGTGCTCGTCTTGTTACTTTCGGCGGGAGAGCTAGCGGGCCTGAGCCTCTTGTGCGGCTATTTAACTTTACAGTACGTCTATTTAAGAATGCGAAGGGACGCCGCCTCACGTCGCTGGAAGCACACGACCTTATGTGCATGGTTGCTGACGTTGTTGTTGTTGGTGGGGTTCGCCGTTCAGCCATGATTTCTCTCTCGGACCTTGGCTCCGAGCCTATGTCAAAAGCCAAGTCAGGTGCATGGTGGGAGAGCAGCGTCTACCGGCAGCTGGCAAACAACTCCGCTGTGTACGAACAGAAGCCGGAGACCGGCGAGTTCTTAAAGGAATGGAAGTCCCTTGTCGACAGTAAATCAGGCGAACGAGGCATCTACAGCAGAGACGCAAGTCGCCGAGTTGTTGAACGCCTTGGAAAGCGCGATCCAGATCATGAGTTCGGCACAAACCCTTGCTCAGAAATTATACTCCGACCGTTCCAGTTCTGTAACCTCACAGAAGTCGTCGTACGCTCTGGAGACACTCTTGAGGACCTTAGGCGGAAAGTCAGACTCGCTGTTATACTTGGTACAATACAATCGACTTTTACCTCGTTCCGCTATCTAAGGAAAATCTGGCAGAGGAACACGGAAGATGAACGTCTACTGGGTGTTAGCCTTACTGGTATCGCTGACAATCATAATCTATTCAACGGAGGAATTGACCTCGCTGCACTAAGGGAGTACGCAAATGAAGTTAACGCGGAGTGGGCGGATCGTCTTGGCATTCCTCGTAGTGCCGCTATTACTTGTGTCAAGCCTTCTGGCACTGTTAGCCAGTTGGTCAATTCAGCTTCAGGCATTCATCCTCGGTGGGCTCCATACTATCTCCGCTCAGTGCGAAACGATGTTAAGGACCCTTTGTCCAAGTTTCTCATCGACGCTGGAGTACCGTACGAGCCAGACCAACGAAATCCCTCTGCGTTGGTGTTTTATTTCCCCCAAAAGGCTCCTGAAGGGTCTATTGTCCGAGAACAGATTGGAGCGCTAGAGTTCCTTGATGTATGGAAACGGTTTCAGGCAGATTGGTGCGAACATAAACCATCGGTTACAATCAGCGTGGCTGACGACGAATGGGTTGATGTTGCAGCATGGGTATACCGAAATTTCGATATCCTCAGTGGTGTGTCTTTCCTGCCATTTGATCCTACCGAGTATCCGCAGGCTCCTTACCAGACTTTGACGGAAGAACAGTACAACGAGTGGGTCGCAAGAATGCCCACCGACATTGACTGGAGTAAGCTAACTGAATACGAACAGAACGATAACACTACAGGAAGTCAGGAACTGGCCTGCACTGGAGGAACCTGCGAGATTTAAGGAACGAGAGACGGACATTCTCTACTTCGGTCAAAAGATTGACGATGGGATGATGGTCCGACCAGTTGGCGATGAGCCACTCAGCTCCTTGATTGAGTTCCTGTCCGCAGAAGATTTCGTGGACAGGTTTGAAGAATGTTGGAGTAACTAGAAACAAAAAAGGGACCGTAAGCTGGTTTGCCTACGGTCCCTCACAGGAGATTAATAATGGATGATCTTAACCCTTACGACCCCTCTCACGACTATATGCCGACTCGGAAGGTCTTTCGCAACGGGGTGTATCACAGCATTGTTCACAACGCGCTGTCACACTTGACGGACGTTGATGACATGATCAACGCTGTTCGGAAGATTGAGAACTTCGTGTTCGAAGCTCAAGCGTAATGCTGCGGGAGCATCCCCTTCGTCTTCTTCGCGTTGACCTTTGCGATACACTCGCCTCGGGTCACGTGACGATCACGATTAACATCGAGACCGGCGTTCTGACGGTAAGCGGTGGGGGAGACGGCCCCGTCAAAGAGAACGTAGTCGTCGCTCTTCCCCACTCCCTTCGGCCAGAGAATTGCCATGTAACAGTCACCGAGGTTTCGTAGCTTCCCTGCCCACGGGCGGAAGTATTTATATACGTACCTCAGCTGGTCCTCCGGGGTCATCTTAGCCAGAGCAGCCACCGACGTGCCCATAGAGGCAGCCGTAGACGGCATGAACTGAATGAGACCAACGGCACCGGAACCAGCCATGTTCTTGACGGACGAAGAGAATGTTTCACCGCTCTCCCAAGCCATGCAAGACATTAGATCGTCCGGCTGCATGCCGAGTTGATCACAAATCCAGAACACACGGTCCTTAAAGGTCTGTGACACATGGGCTCCCCAAGCAACCGCTCGGGGGGCCTTTTCTGTATCGGGCATCGGTTGCCCACAAGTAGGACAGTTTACCATGGAGCTTCCTCCGGAGGTGTTTGCTTTAGTACTTCTGGTACTAAGTCTATTGGTGCCTTTGTGGCAGTGGACGGCGTTTGAGTGGAACCCTCGGAGGCCACCCCACGCACCTTCTCCCACGTCCGAAGACCACCAAAGCCCAACATTCCTGAAATGAGGAACATGAGGTTGTAAGTATCGACCTCAGGGAACTTTCCGGTGTACCCGTAGACACGGGCACCAAACTCCAAGAAGGGTTCAAGGATAAATGTGTAGGCAAGACCTACGCCCCCTACCCAGCCGATAAACGGACGCCATCCAGCAACGAACACGTTTGAGTTGCTTGCTTCGGCCTTATTGACCTCGATCTGAGCAATCATCTCGTCGTGTACACGTGTCTCAGCTTTGTCCGTAAGCTCCGCTTGGAGCCGTACGAGGTCAGCTTCGATTTGGATTTTCTTGTCCTTATCGACCACCACCTCAGACACGACATCCCCCACCTTACCAAATACAGATGAGATAATATCTCCTAGAATGGGGATAGCCATACTCTACTCCTTAATGATGAAACCAATTGATCAGCTGAGCGATACCACCAAGAACACCGGTGCCGATCACTCCTGACAAAACCCAGAGGACACCCGCTCCCTTGTTACGGAGAGCGAGTACCTCATCTAGCTTCTTGTTGATTTCATTGTTCTGTTGTTTAAGATCGGAGAACTGCTTTTCAGTCGCCCGTTGGTGTTCAACGAATTGCTCTTTCAGTTCTCGCACTCCTACCTCCACGGCTGTGATCCTCTCACCTTGGGTCATTAGAAGGAGTTCCAATCTACTTTGCTAAAGTCCATCTTTCCCTCCTTGGCGTCACCAAAGGACATTTCGTCTTTCACCTTGGTTCCTTTAGGAGCGTTCGGCTTGTACGTCTGAACACCAGCACCGAGACCAGCAGGAACAGCAGCAACTGTACCCTTGACACCCCACTCATCAATCGCATCCAGCGTATCCTGAGCCACCATCGGTACGAACATATCAATGATCATACCACGGTCACTTATGGAGTTGGGAGTGAAGTGAATGGGTTTACCAGCCGGGTCCTTACCGGACAGCAGCTTGGTCGCGAAGGCAACAATCGGGGCTTCCTTGTTCTCAAGGAACCTGTACAGGATATCCTTGCGAGTGTCGGCCTTGTAACCTTCACCAAGTGTCTTGGTCTCACCACGAGAGTTGGTCGTCGTACCAGACACCATCTGAGCCGCGAAGCGGAGATACTGCTGGAAACCACCCATCGTGTCGATGCGAGTGTTACCGATCCGTGCCTTACCAAAGTCCGGGCTCGTCATGTTCATGCTGATCGCCACACCCGGAACGAGTGCAGCGAGACTCAGCAGAGTGGTCTGAGTACCGGCAAACCCAATGAGCGACTTCATCGCCTGCTTCCGTACGAACGGATCAAGCTTTGTGTAGAACAACGGGTTCAACATCTGGATACGGCTGGCGATCAGGCGCGGAGAGAAGAAGATAGCATTCAGACCGGGGGCCAGCTTCTCCAACGCTCTCGGCATGTCGCCACGACCAGTGAACGTATTGATGTACTTGGCCAAATCCTGTTGGAGCTTGGGAGTGATTTCCACACCCGCATCCTTGGCGGACTTGATCAAGAAGTCGAAGTGATCAGCACGAAGCTTTTCAAGGAACGCAGAGTAGGCACGTTCGGAGGCGCGAATAACGCGACCCGCTCCCGGAACCTTCTCAGCCAAGTTCGACATGAACTGCTCTTCCCGATCATTCAGGAAGTGGCGGTCCTTACCGACGAAGAGGCCCGACTTACGCATCGAACGATACGACGGACGAGACATGATCTCTTCATGGATGGCATTGTAGCGAGCCTCGCTGGAGAAGCCCTTGAGCATGTCGTCCAAGGAAGTCCAGTAAGCCTTGCTCGTGACCAGTCCGATACCCTGACGTCCCGGAGCCGAAAGGTCCATGGAAGCCATGAAGGCACGAGGGATATTCATTGCATCAACAACGTGCTGAGCAAGACGGTCCTGCAACGGACGGTGCTTCATCAGCGTATCGATGATCTCCTTCGAGAAGACCTGAGCCAGCAGCTTGATCTCGTGGTCGGCAGGAACCGTACCCTCAAGTATCTTCTGCATGCCGTTACGAGCGTTCAAGGTTTCCGAGTACGTGAGACGCGGACTGTTCTTGATCGCATCAAACAGATGCTCGACTTCGTCAGGAGAGAACATACCTTCGATGCTCTCGAAATGCTTCTTCGTCAGAGCGCCCTTCAGCTGAGCCAACTCAGCGTGGTACGCAGCCTTACCCTTCAGGTCCTTGCCAGCACCGCGAGCCTTGTCGAAACGTTCAGCACGTTCACGAGCGTAGATGCGAGCCTGTTCCTTCTGCAAGGGACGAGCGTCAGCAAGCAGCGAACGGAGCTTGTTACGGACGTACTCCGGATCAACTCCTTCACCGTCACCACCAGCAGGCGGCTCATCGCCACCGGGAGGGGGAGGTTCATCACCACCACCGCCACCACCGTGGGGAGGCTCTTCCGGCGGGAGACGCGGGGGCTCTTGGCCACCACCACCTTCTGCCAGTCTTGCCTTCAAGCCTTCAGTCGTCCAAGCCTGGACTTCCTGATGGCCACCGTGACGCTCTGGCATCTCCAACCGGTCAGAGTGACCAGCAGCCGTATCCATCTCCGGGTGCATCGGCATGTCAGAGACACGCTTACCACCAGCGGGAAGATCGACGAACTCCTGTCCGGAACCACCCTTCTGACGAGCACCAGAGATACGGAACCCTTCGATCCCGGTCATTTCCGGGTGGGTTTCCTTCAGCTGGGCCAGAACCTTCTTCACACCGGCGGGGCCGATGGAACGGGGACCACCTTCTGAGGAGATTGAGAAATTCTGGATTTTCCCTTCACCACCGTAGGTGTAGGTTCCAGTGACTTCCTTCCCCTGCGGGGTTACGTACTTGAAACGGTAGTAGTCAGGCTCAGCCGAGTAGGGCTGGATTGACTTGAACTCACCGTTGCCCATACCCTCGAAGTGCTTACGAGCAGCCATCATCTCTTCCTTACGGGAGAGCGACGGACCAGTCGGAACCTCAGCAACCGGAGCAGCCTCAGGGGCAGCCGGAGCCGGGCCATTCATCACTTCATCTTGGATAGCAGCCGTACGGTCGTTGATCTCCGAGACGAGTTCCGGATGGTTCTCCGGCTCGTTCCAGTAACGGTGACCGAGTTCGACATGATCAAGATTGTTAGCCTGAGCATGATCGCCAATAGCACGATCAACGGCATAGTCGCGAACTGACCTAGGAACGTCACTGTGAGCAGCCCCCCGACCGAAGTCAACCTTCATCGGGTCAACCGGCGTACCATCATGAAGGACCGACCAGTGAAGGTGCGGACCTGTAACGTTACCTGTACGGCCTGAACGGGCAAAGGTCTGGCCAGCAGCCACCTCATCACCCACACCGACCTTAGCGTCAGTCAGGTGGAAGTAACGGCTGACGTAGCCATTGCCATGATCAATCTCAACGTAGTTACCACGCTTCGGATCGTGACCAGCATGAACCACCGTACCGCCAGCGGGAGCCTCAACAGGCGTACCCACGGGAACGGCAATATCAACACCCATATGGTTACTGGACGCACCAGCCTTCGGAGCCTCACGGTGACCGAAGCCGGACGTAACCCGACCCACGACGGGCAGGATACGCTTACCAACAGCCTGAGCAACTTCTCCTACGACGTGAGAACCACCGGTGAAAGCACCGGCAGAGACAGCGTGGTCCATGGCTTCCCACGGATCAATCTCGTCCCGTACGCCCTGTTGCTTCTCGATCTCCTGCGTACCGAGGTTTGTCGCACCTTGGATAGCCTCCTGAGCAGCGATCTTCTGAACCACGCTCCTACCGGGAGCAACGAGGTAGGTCGGATCGACACCACCAGCAACACCACCAATAACGTCCGCAGCCACTCGGCCCGCTGCCGGGAGAACACCGTCTCCCTTGACAGCCGGGTCAGCAGCTTGGCGAGCTTCGAACTCCGAACGGAGCTGCTTGCTAGCATTGGCAACAGCGGCACGACGCTGATCAGTCGTCATGTGATCCCAACCGGCAGGCTTCGTAGCCATCCAGTCCGGAAGAAGGTCGCGGGCGTAAGCCTCACGAACACCGGCACCAATCAGGCTGTGCTCAGCCGCGTTGGCGAAGTTATCCTTCAGACGATCCCACATCCCACGAGGGCGGGCAGGAGCCTGCTTAGGTGCAGCCTTGGGAGCCGCAGCAGGGGCATCCATTTGGCCCCAAGCATCATCCATTGCACTCCAAGGATCGTCAGCCATTCTTCATTTCCTTACTGATTTGGAACGAACTTGCCGTCGGGACCGAACTTGCCGACCAGCGTCATCTTGCCGTTTACATTACGGTAAGCGGAACCATCCGGTTTGATCATCTTCATGGTTTGCCACTTACCACCCACCTTCATCAGTTGGGCTCGGGAACCATCTTTACCGGTGTAATCCGCGTTGTTCTTATCGGGGTTAAAGGTGAATGCACCGTCTTCACTCTGCTTGGTGTACGGCTTGATCTTCTTATTGTTGGCGTTGTTCCTAGCAATGCCGATCCGCTCTGCACCTTGAGAAAGTCGTGTGTCACCCTGATCGAGACGACGATCACCTTGCTGCTCTTGAACCTCGTAGTGGTTCGCCTTAATCCGGAGAGCCTCTTCGAGCTGATCAATCCGCCTATCACGGTACTCGTCGTTATCATTCAGCCGACGCTGATCCTCAGGCGAAATACCACCACCCTGAATAGCGGCCACTGTATTCGGATCGTAAGCGTCCGAAATCTCAAAAGGCAGTTGTACATCCGGGTGAGCGGCTGCATACTTCCGCGCCTGAGCAACGGCAGCAGCGTAAGTCGCCGGGTCCTTAGCAGAACCAATCATCGAACGAATACGATCAATAACCGTATCGTGATAACGCTGATCAGAGTCGCGAGTAACCCGAGCTTGCTGCTCGCCGTACCGCTTATTGGTCATGTACTGATTGTACATTCCGAGAGCGGCTTCAGGATCGACCTTGGAGAGACGCTTAATCGCCCCCTCAGGATCGTCCACCATTCCATCGAGAGCATCGGAAGCTCTCAGACGCTGCATCCGATCACGATACAGAGCAGGGCCACCAGCACCGACCAGAAGGGCATCACCTAGCCAGCCAAGGATGTTACCACCGGTGTGACCGGCAGAGAAGAAACCGTGACGCACGAGACCTTCGTGGTACGGAGTATCCTGACCCTGAATACCAATGGCATCCTGTTGCGGCGACTGCATGCCTGGATCAGTGGGAGCCTGTGGGGCTGCCGGAGGATTGAGCAGTTGCATGATACCACTAGGGGCAGGCGGAGGATTGTTAAGTGCAACAGGCGCTGGAGTTCCCGGAGTGACGTTGTTTATCGTCTGGGGATTTAGCAACGCATTCAAGAAATCCAATGACATATTTAAGCTCCCGGAACACCAGCCATTGCGGCACCAATTGTTTTAGCGAGACCCGGCTTCTCTGAGCCCTTGGACTTCGAGAACTTACCGGCATCACTGAGGACGCCGCCCGCCTGAATACCCATGTTGCCATAGTTCAGGAGATTACTCATGTAGTCGTTCAGGTACGTACTGGCCAAGCCCGTGTTGAACTTGTCCATAGCCTTGAGTGTCGCACCGGAATGCAAGAGACCCGCACCGGCCTTGTTGTTGACGATGCCTTGCATCCCTTCGTCTCGAAGGAATTGCATTCCAGCGGAGTCGGCAAAGTTCCCGAGTGCAGCCTTCTGGGCCTCAGGATCACCACCAATACCCAACATTGCAGCTAGGGCACTGGAGGCCCCACTGGCATTACCCATGACGCCACCAAGCGAAGAGCTGATATCGTCATATGCCTTATTTCCGGAGGTCGACTTCTGCTTCGAACCGCCGAAGATTGTTTGACCAACCTTGCCCATTATGGCTCCTTTGTCTTATCGTTTAGTTTGTGAAAGAACTCATCCAGCGTGAGGCAGTAGAGTTCGTAATCTCCCTCTTCCATTTCCATCTCGCCGTACGGTTTGAAACCGAGTTGTCGGTTCATCCATTTGGCGGCTACATGGCCCGTCGGAGTCAACCCCCGAACTGTCCGAGCACCGTAGTTAACGAAGAGTTCTTTCAGTATACTCTGAGCGTGGGTTAGCGCTGTTCGACCACGAGACTCGAAGAAGTAATGTCCAGTAAAGACGCCGGGGTATTCATATTGGAACACGCCAAGGTCATCACCTTCTCGGAGGCAGATGTTCTCATCATCCTCCAACCACTCTTCCAGATCAAACCCTTTCCCGATCAAATCTTCGTACGGGTAAAGCTTCTCTCTTATGTACTCGTAATCTGAACAACGCTGAACCATTAACTTATCCCATAAAGTTTGACGGTCGTACCCGCTACGAAATGAACGGTGCTGTCGGCGAAACCAACATCAAGCCTAGTTACCGCCGCTAGGGACGTCCACACACCATCACCAATAATATGGTAGGCGTTGTACGTTGTATTAGGCTGACGGGCATCAAAGATCACTGCCTTCCAGAAGGCTGTTTCATTGTAGTTCAGGACCCTGAACTCTAAATAACCCGCATGATTGGCATGGTGATCACTGCCGGGAAATGAGACTAGGAATGAACCGCCAGCTCCAAAGGCTGTCGTAGTAGCCCACTGATCGTTACCACCGTTATACTGACGTTCAAGGGCATAATTACCAGCACTATCGTTGTTCAATCGAACATAGACAGGACCATTCAGAATGGAAGACGTATCGTTCTTGCCTTGCACCAGCAGACGAAGGTCTTTGTAACCTGATCCGATACTGGTGAAGGAAAAAGAGTTCTCTGTTCCAGTAGCAGTGTACTCAGCAATGAGTCCCCCGCCGCCTCCGCCCCCACCGCCTGAGCCGTTGGCAGCCGCCGTTAGGCGTCCTTGAGCGTCGACCGTGATGTTGGCATTCGTGTATGAACCCGGAGTGACCGCCGTATTCTCAAGGTCAATCGTCCGGTTAGATGAAAGATCACCTCCTCCCGAAAGTCCGACACCTGCGGTAATAGTGACCGCTGCGTCTGCTTTGCCAGAGACCGACGATGCTACGTCGTCAATGGCTGCTGATGTATCTTCGACGTTGACGAAATTCTCTTGCCAAAACCGCATGAACTGCGGGCTAGGGGTTCCGGTGTCGGGGTTGACAATCGGGACCTGAGAGGCAAGAGGCGGGACTTTATCAATACTCATCGCATGTCTACTCCCCAAATCGTCGTGGCAGCACCATTATCGACGAACTCGAAGATGCGACCGGGAGCCTTAATCAAACCCAAGCTACGCCACACAATCTCTTGTTCGAAGGCACCGTCTTCAACGGTGATCGTACCATGATCGTGCCACGTATGGCCGTTGTCGTCACTCGTGCGAAGGGTAATGTCTGCACCACTAAGGGCAGGCTCACCCAGCGAGAGGGTCATGTAAACTTCGTTACAGCGTTCCGTTTGTCGCATCTGTATCGGGACGCCACCACGAATGGTGCGTTCGAACTCAGATGTACCGGTTCCGTCGATCTGGTCGTCAACTCCGACGTCAGGATCGAGAACCCAGAGAACGCCAGTGGAGTCGTCTCCACCAACGATGTTCGTGTTGAACCCTCGACCAACTGATGTAGCACCCATCGCTAGCCAGTTCTGGCCAAGCTGAGGTGCCCAAGTAGGACGAGAGTGTGAGTTCCATTCGGACCATTGTCCGGTTGTAAGATCGTAGACGAGCGTCGCTTCATTACCGAGACGCAGGACGTAGAAGTCGTGGCCGTCAAGGCTGAAGGTCCATGCTCTCAGATGCGGATTGTCCATGCCTCTCCTAACCAATACCATTACGTTAATATCACTGACGTCTACAACGTCGCGAACCTTGGTCATTACCCGAGGTTGAATTTGTGTGACTTGGCACTCCGGAGTCGGGAAGTTGTAAGCCGCCAGAGCGTATAGCTGAGTGGCCCTGATCCGATCTTCCAACACCACGTGGGCTTGAACGATGATATCAGTGACCCGGACTTCCGGAGTTGCCGTCATTTACACTGTCCTATTAACTTTGATACCCATGGCATTAACCGCATCAGGAGTCCAAAGAGCCCCTGTGCTTGGGTCAGTCTCGAAGAGATCGTACCAGTAGGTATACGCCACTGTGATCGGGCGATCTGTACCAAAGGCTTCAGAACCAGCAGAGAGAACCGAGGTCTGGAGCTGGCCGTCACCACCGTCTGTCTTCCTAGCGCGAACCATCGTCTGAATGGCCTTAACGCTGGAGACGTCAATGGGAAGATCAGTTAGTTCGAACGAAGATGCAGGAGGTGGAGTAATGTCTGCGGAGATGTACGTAGAGTCGTCATCAGGAGTTGCATCATCAAGCAAATCCCATCCAGTTGAAGACCCACCGCTCTTATCCCATCCTACGCTTATGTCCGCGTTCGGACGAAGGTTGATCACCTGTACCGAACCGAGGAAGTCGTTGTTGTGCGATCCTGAACCGTCCCAGATCACGTAGTCTTTAATCTGCCACGTGGGACCGTCGGCGAAAACACCGAGGTTCTGAGTTGTGACGATCTGAGCCACGGCACCAAGACCACTATTCTGAGTGTTGACCGTTTCATCAAGGACAGTCAACCCGTCTACACGAACCTCGATGTGTCCCGCGATGCCAATAGTAACTTTGGTCTCGATGTGGTGCCAAGCATTTGCTAGGATCACGGGTCCGGAAGTTGTGACAAGAACTGCCGCATCTGGATCGCCTGCATGAACCTTGATACGTCCGGTGTTATCAATGTCAATGCAACAGAGGGGAGTGTTGTTGACATCACAGAACATAACAGGGCTGGCACCCGCCGCCCCTGTACTTGCTAGGTTATTCATCCAAAGACGCAGTCCAACACCAACAGTGGTCTTGAGAGCGGGGAGAACCTTACGAAGAGAATTGTTACCCGTTAATCCCGCTGGACGAAAGACCACACTTGATGCATCGGCATTAGGATCGGGGTCATCTACTAAAGAGCCGATCACCTGAGCATACGGTCCATTCAGCATCAGTGATGTATCTAACCCGTAAGAGCTGAAGTTATCCATCCAAAGAACAGCCATATTACAATCCTGATCGTGCTTGGGTCATCGCCCTGCGAATACGCTCTTCGATACCTGGGTTCGAGATACGTTCGGGGCCTGCCCCAATCGAGTAGACCACACCGTCCGTATCCACGAGGATTACGGTATCCTTCACCTGAACCGCTGTACCTTGCCACACACCACGGTCGAATAGACGACCTTGCTGGCGGATGAAGGGAGCTTCAGCGTCTCCCGAGGGATACCAGATTTCAGTCGTCTTCGTACCGGGCAGCCAGAAGGCGTCACCCACAACGTTGACCGACCAAGCTGGATCGGGGGATCGTTCAGCCGTAGCGAAGTTCAGAGGATCAATTGTCGTCTCATCTGGATTGATCCAGTAGAAGCGACCGTCCATGTTGAACCCCTGAGACACCACGCAGATAATAAAGCTGGCGATGTGACCCACGGAGTTGATACCAACATCATCCGGGGTAGGGACTTGAGAAAGCGTAGTGCCGTCGTACACCCAAAGAATGATACCATCGGCAATAAATAGGTGAGTGTCCGTAGCCGCCATGCTCACTGAGTTCAGAAGCGAGGGGCCGTCGATACCATCACCAATCAACGTGATACTCTCGTCTACGTCGATCCGATAAAGCTCGTTACCGCTGACGACGAACAGAGCATCTTGGAAAGCACCCGGCTGGGAGTACACGCAACGGATGGGACCGTCACCAACTTCCAGCCAGTACTTCAGAGCAGGTCTAGAGAGGAGGGCGACCTGATCCGTCATGTTCGTAGGATCGGACTCGAAGAACCGATTAACTACCTTGATCTCGGGCCTCTTAGACGCCTGCCGATCACTCGAAGATGTGCCAAGAGGTATTCTAGCCATTAATAGGGCCTTCCTGAATTAAATGCATTTTCTGCTTCATCACCACCAAGGTTGTACTGCTTAGGCCAACCCGTGAGACGGTACAGAGCAGGATCGGAGTCCACCGGGGTTTTCTGCTTGTACTGAGCCCGGAACTTCTTGAGCCCATCACGCATGGCCTGTACGGTCTGCGGATCAGCTTGAGTACCGTAGCGGGGGTTAAGCCGCATAGCCAACATCGTGATGAACATGGTGTCGTACTTCATCTGGAATGGCCACGTATCCGCAGCTACCAGATCGGAGACTTGCTTCCAGTCGCCAAGATCGGCTCGATAGAACCACTCACGGGCGATGTTGTCAGTACTCAATACGACAGAGGTTGTTCCACCAATCGTTCGGCCATTGCCTTGAATGGTGAGGTTGTTAGTGGAGAAGTTACCGCTCTTGTCCAACACAGCCAGACGAGCGCCGTCATTGGGGTTGGGGTTGAGATAAATCGTTTGAGCACCGGAGAGATTAGCGATTACTCGCGTATTGTCCGGAATAGCCCAATCTGAAAAAGGGAGCGTATCATAACCGGGATAGCCACCGGGGACGCTGATGTTGTTACGACCAACAGGGAGAGCCTGAAGGTTTTCACCAAGCTCATCACCGAACACACTGTAGAACAGCTGGTTCAGGAGAGTAACGCCCTCAGTCACCTGAGCAGTAGTCGGGTCAGCTGAGATAGCAAGCAAGTTGCTCTCGCGATACGCCGATGTAACAATAGCAGAGACCAGCGTCATTTATTATCCTTCACAGTAAAAAGGGGAGGAGCCAGTGTGTAACCCCTCCCCTCAGTTCAATTAAGCACCGTTAACGCGAACGATCCGACGACGCTCGTGGATGTTAGCCGTGAGGGCCACATCGAAACGAACCTGGTGGGAACCGGTAGCGAACGTGCTATCCTGCCACATACGGATGCTGAGAGGCAGCTGAGTGAGCTGCTTCCGCTGAGCCGTACCCGTCGCCGGGAGGATCAGGTCGGCGGTGTTGACGATCAGAGCGGACTTCTGGATCAGAAGACGCGGCAGATAGGTCGTCGAAGCCGTACCAACAAACGTGATGGCTGCGTTGTCAGCCGGAGCCGAGTCCACAGTCGCGTGAGCCGTGTTGACGTTTACGTCGCCACCCGAGCCCGAACCCGGAACGATGATCGCCGGGAAGATACGGACACCGGTAACAGCACCCGAAGAAGCCGTAGCGTCAGCAACCACGACGAACTGCTGGAGGTGCGTGTGAGCAGCCTGCTTGCGGTTGTCGTAAGCGTAGACATTGGCAATGGTGAACACGTCACCGGCCTTCAGGGTCTGCGAACCGGTCAGGGTGTCGAGGTTGAACGTCTGAGTCAAGTACTGACCCGGAGCGCCCGAAACCGCAACGTCCTTGTAGTTCACATTCTGCGAAGCACCATTAACGAGGGCAGCGGACGAAGCCGTACGCGAACCAGTCGTAAACGGAGCGAGCTGCTGGGTGAACATCGTGGGAATACCACCGATCTCACCTTCGAAGCCCTTGCGGAACGCCTGAGTGGAAAGACTATCGGTTGCCGGATAAGCGACAATCGTGTTGGCAAGAGCTTCCTTGTCGTCGTACGAAAGCACGAGACGGAGGTCGCTGTCTTCAACACCTTCCTTCTTCAGACGGGTGTAGCCCTTGAGAACATCACCGAGGGTAGCAACGTTGTTACCAACAGTACCAACCCAGTTGTTCGACGCCTTGGCCGCAACTTGGAAGATGTAGGCATCAATTTGCTCAGCGAGGTTCGTAGCCGCGTTCTTGAGCGCAACGGACTCACGGGCTTCACCGATATCGCGAATTTTCACGAAATCGCCCCAACCCATCGAGGCACCGAAGGTCTTGTTCACGGTGAACTGCTCGGAACCGAACACGCTGTCCTGAACACCCGAGCTAAGATCGGCAACGCCGTTCGTGGTCTGGGTGATGGTGTAGCGCGGACCAACCTGCTCACTGACCTTCAGGCCATTGCGGTCGTCCATCTCGGTGTCGAACTGCTTCCAAGTAACTACGTCCTTGGCAATCAGGTTATTCTGGAAATTAGCTGCGAATGCATTAAGAACCAGCTTCTGCTGGTCAACGGTAATAGTAGCCATTTAAGGGATATTCCTTTTATAAAGTTGATTTCCCTTCGCAGCCGTAGTCAATCTTATCTCCGTTTTGGGGATTGAAAGAATACAGACTCGAAGGCGTCTAGGTCATCGGTATCCGCAGCAACCGTCTTCGCCACACCCGTACCACGGGCTTTCGGAGGCGGGGGCGGTGCATTGGTTTCCTTTGTTTTGTTGCGCTTCTCAGCACCCTTGGTTACTTGTCCGGAGAGTTGCGCCTCCAAACGACCAATGGCAAGAGTTGCAGCAGCAGGACCAGAGGCAACAATCTTCTGGGCCTCGCCGACATTTTGTGCGAGGTAATAAAGGATCGCCGGACCAGACTCACACGACATGATCGTCGTTGCGAGGTACTCACCGTAGTTTGCGTCGAGATTGCCGAACGTAGAAGTGAGACTTTCAATCTTCTCACGAAGGTCGGGGAGTTCCTTCTCCGTCTCGTCCAGCTTTGCTACCCAAGCGACTTCAAGCTCGGCCTTAGCCTCTGCAATCTTCTCTTGGCGAAGCCTCTCTTCAGCCTCTGCCTTTGCCGCTGCTGCTTCCTTCTGGATAGTGTAGCGGGTCAGATCACGGATGAACTCAGGATCGAACTCACCCAGCGGGTACAGTTCATTACCATCTTCATCCAAATCGTCGGGCTGAGGAGCACCTTCCTCGAATGTTACGGCAGCCTTGGCAGGCTCTTCCTTAACTTCCTCTTTCTTACTAGCCGCTTCAAGCTTTGCGAGCCGATCCAGAACAGCGTCCCGTTCACGTTCAGCTTCACGTGCTTTGGCAGTAAGTTCGTTGATCCTTTCCTGAAAATTCTTCTTGCCCTTCTTCTGCTGAGGTTCGGGCTTTTCGTCCTCTTCCTCATCAGCCTCATCGGCATCGTCGTCTTCATCAGTGGCGGGGGTCTCAACTTCCCCGGAGACGTCTTCATCCGCCTCCTCTTCAACTTCGTCCTCTGGTTCGTCCGCCTCAGGAGCCTCTTCTACGGGCTCTGCCTTGGTACGGCCAAAAAACTCATCTTCGAAAGCGTTCAGATCGTCGTTAATATCGACGTTGGTGTTGTCATCAACGTTCATAAAGAAATGCGTCCCTTTCGGTACGTTCCCGGATTGCAGACTTATTCGGAAGAGGTGGGTTGAGTCTCTTCACTGTCCGATTGCTCCGCCTTCTCTGCTTGCTCCATTGAAGCTTCGCGTTCGAGGTGACGGATATTGAACTCTTCGTCCTTAGCAGCCATGTCAATCAACAGCTTGAGGCGGTTGGTTTCGGCGTTAAACTCGTCAATTTCGAGCTTCTTCGCCTCGATGGCAGCCTTTGTCTTGAGGTCTTGGTTTTCCTGTTGAAGCTTCTGCATCTCAGCCTGAGCTTGCTGCATCTGCTCCTGAACCATCGCCTGTTGCTGCATGAGAGCCTGAATATCAGGTCCTTGATCACCCATTTCCTTCTTCTCCTTGTCGGATAGAAGCTGCGGGGGGATCGTCTTCCTGAGGCGTTCAGCGAGTTCCTCTGCTCCGGGCCAGTCCTGAGCCTTCGCAACGAGGTCTCCGGCAATACCCATGAGGTTCGGCCACACCTGAACAGCGTTCATCATGGCTTCGGCAGCTTCAACGCGACGAGTCGTGTAGGAAGCACCAGTTTCGATAGCGACGTCGTACGTACCCGTAGCCAAGTTGGGGCTCTCTGGGTCCATCGGATCGTTGATTTTGACGAGCTTGGGGGCTTCGTCTTCACCGATGATACGAACAATACGTGTGCCGTCGTAAATCTGGCTGATTAGCTGATTAATGACGTCACCAGCCTCCAAAATAGAGGCGTTACCGTTATCGTAGTACGTCAGGGAGGCGATATCACCTTCCCGCTGGCGGGCCATAATAGCTCGTCCAGACGTCTCATTGGACTTAATTCCAAGCGAAGCATCGTGAATACCCGTGACATCCTTCATGTCCTGAGTATTGATCTGTGCTTCGTTCAACAGTGCCATCTGCGGGGCCGGAGGCTCAAGCCTCGTAGGCGGTGCAGTAGCATCGTCGTTGTAAACAATGAGAGGATCGCGAGTGAGGTGAGCCTTTCGGAACGTATCTTCACGTCCCTCAACGGCACTCTCCGGTGCAATCCACTGAGCCTTGGGTGCGTAACCCAGCTGCTCGGCTGCAACGGACCTCCAGAAGTTCCTCAGGCGGGCTGCGTCCTTCATAAAGCGGACGAGACCGTAGCGAACCCTGCGATCACCAATAGAAACAGTACGACCCGACATTCTGACAATCGGGAGGCGATTAAGCCTGTACTCGTACGGTCCTGCGAGGACTTTGAAGCCAGTGACGAGGTGCATCTGTGCGTACTTGCAAGGAGCAAGACGCGACTTCACAACGTTACCGTGCTTAATTACGTATTGGTCGAGGTTCTCTGCCGCATGATCCTCGTCATCGAACGGATAAACCGTTCCATCCTCGAACATCATAAGCAGGCGATCACGCTCGATCATCCGCCAATATTCAGTGACACGCACCGTCTGCGGGTTGCACCAGCCTTCGGTGGCCAGTGCTCGTGCATCGGAGCCAAGCGTTGAGGCATCAATCTTGCCGAACCTACGCTCAAACTCCCGACGAGGCATCAGGTCATCAACGAAGCAATGACCAGCGTCCCTGCCAGTAGGATCAAGAGACATTCTGTCCCAAACCACGGAGAGAGCATCGTCAATTGGACGGATTGCAATGTCTTGGTCAAAAACGTCTTCATTTGCATACTCCACTGCAACACGGAAAGCTCCGTCGCCACACTGGATCATGGACTCGAATGCACTGTCATAGGTGCGTGTAGCGCGAGACTTCATCTCAATCGACCGGATCAAGTCCGACCGAACACTGGCTACGTCGGTGTCCCCGTTCTCTGAGGGAACAACCTTCACACCATTACGATTGGTCCGCCAGTCACCTACAAGCTGAGCTGTGAACTGGGGGATAGTGTTGATCATCAGGCAAGGAAGACCACGACGCTGTTCGAGAACAATCGGGTCCCACTGTTCGCCTGCAACGAACTTCTTATCTTCGATAGCGGCCTTACGATTGTCATCGTCAGCCTCAACATCGAGAGCGTAATCTTCACGCATTTCCCGAAGGAATGCTTCTTGGTTCTCGTAGCCGTCAGGAGCATAATCCTTCTTCGGCTTCTTCAAGTCCTGCTCAGGGAGGACGAGCGTATTAAGTTCTTTATCTACCATTCGTCATCTCGTCCAAAGCCAATGGGAATAGGGAGCCGGTAAACAATCGAGCCGTCAGGGTAGATAAGACCAGTATCCTCATAGCGAGGGCCATCCACTGTGAGATGGTTGAGGATTAGGGGATAATCACTATCCCAGTCTGCGACTATCTTATCAGAGGCCCTGACGTATCTCGACATTAAATCATCCAACTCGTATCTGATTGTCCACGATAAACGTTCGTGTCTTTATAGCCGGGGTGGTTATCTACGCCCCGACCGCCTGTTCCATTTTCATCTCTACTTCTCCGTCTGCCGGTTAGCTTTTCGAATAGGGAACTAAGACCCCACACAAGAGCGTCCACCCTATCGGGGCTTCCGTTAGCTCTGTCGTAGTCTTGGCTAAACAGGCACATCTGATCTTCGAGTTCATCGAACCGTCCGATGTGATGCACACGTCCCTGTTCGTACAGCGCGGATATAGGCTCTGCTCGTACAACCTTACCTCTCGTAGCCGTCACCAGCGTCACTGGAACGTTTCTATCGTAGGCACGAAGGACGGACTCAACCATCTCCCCGCCTTGGTTCTTTTCAGCAACGATGCGATCAGCATCAAACTCGTGGAAAAGGTTTACGGCAGTCTTAGCCCAAACTTCAGGAGTGCCCCGAACAGACCGGTCAGCCAGTACATAACCACGACCGTAACCATCGCCGTCGCGAGCAAATCCCACGCAAACAATACCCGTTTCATCCGAGCCCTCTTCTGAGGTTGTAGCAGGATCGACTGCAACTACGATCCGGTCGAGGTCTTTGGGAGCCTCAGGACGACGCTGCCTATCAATAATATCACGGTTCCAAAGGGCACCGGGGATATCATCTAGGACCTCTCCTTCAAGCTCCTGACGGCCAAGACGGGTTCCAGCGTAGCGTTCCTCAATCTGATGGAGGAAGGAGCCTGCAAGGTTAGCAGAGTTATCGTAAGTACGACCGCGAGTAACGAAGACGGTAGGGTCATTCATCAACTTCCTGATCAACGGCAGAGGCCGTGGGGTGGTCGTTAGGATTTGGCGGGGGTGCGTCCCAAGACGGAGACCAAACTGCAACTGGTCCCATGTATCCTGCATATATCGCCACTTCGCAACCTCGTCTCCCCAAGCTGCATCGTGCTGGGGACCACGAAGCTGGTCTGGCTCGACTGCGTTGTATAGGGTAGCGGTAGCTCCATTTGGCCATGTGAGTCGTCGCATGGACGGCTGGTAGAGCGGTCTAAAGTCTTTAGGGTGTATGGCAAGCAAGCCTGCGGGACCCTCAACCAGAACGTCACGAGCGTCCGCAGACGTTTCAGCAACGATGGCGATGTGCTTACACTGACCGGCTCCAAGTGGCGTACTACCACAGGCCCAAGATCGAATTGTTTCTGCACCGGTCCTCGTCTTTCCCCATCCACGACCTGCGAGGATGAGCCACGTAATCCAGTCACCCGGAGGAGCAAGCTGATCGGGCCTTGCCCAGAATGGCCAATGATATTTAAGCTCTGCTCTAGTTTGGTCGTCCAGTTGGCTGAGAGTCTTTATCCTCTCCGCTTCGGGCAATGATGCTAGCAATTGAGCTGGTGAAAGCATCGGCTGCTTCTCGGACTTGCTCATACTTAATCGCTTCTCCGTTCGGACCAGAAACTTCCGTGCGTTCGATGAACATGCCGAGGTGGCGAGCAAGGAGTTCACAGCCCCGGAGGACCGCATTGTGGTTCTTGTCTTCTTCCGCGGTCTCGATTGTCTTCGTGATCTTGCGGAGGACGTATTCTGGTTTGATGTTGTATTCTTTGGCCCGAGCGGCTGTGTACTCGTCGATAGCAGCCTTGATCTTCGGGTTGTTCCTCAGCTGGAAAGACATCTTCTCGGGGTGGTTCGTTTTGTAACCAGCCTTCAAGATTGCCGCTGCACCATTAAATTCGTTGCTTGGATCAAGGTAAGCTTCGACAAAGAGACGCTGCTTGGGGCTCAGTTTGTCGAGCGCTTCGTTCACTTGCGTCCTGCTTTCTTATTTCGGGGGAAGGAGCGGTTCTGAGCTTTTGATTGCAGCATCAAGTTCCGCATGGAGTTGTTGTTGGTGTTGTTATTGAGGTGGGCAACGTCCTTGCCATCACCCTTCCGAGCTTTCCCGGCTGCGATCATCTTTCGACGCGCTGCGTTACGTTGGGCTCTCTTCTTTTTCTGTTCAGGCTTCGAATTGTACTTGGCCTGAGCCCGCTGTCGGGCTGGTGTATTAGGTTGTCCGGGCAATCTCTGATCCTCCAGTCCAAGGGCCTATACATATATTATACTACTTTTACCCCCCTCTTGTCAAGTAAAATCGTCACACGACACATTTCATGTGCCGGTTCTTACGTACAAGAAAATAATCCTTGACTTTCGTACATAAATATTGTACCCTATCTAACTTGTATACAGACTAGTATACTAGTTATTGTAAATATATTATTGTATAGGGATAATAGTAAACCAGTACTGTAAACAGACTAGTGGGAGGGGTTGAGATTATGCCGCCGCCCCCGGCCATGATGTCAAGTTCTTTTTTTAAAAATTAGAAAATATCTCCCAATTTTTTATATAGGTCCGGAGGCAGGTTTATCCCGCCCACAACGTCGTTTCATTTCACCCGCCCCCCGGTCCGAAGCGATGATATAACATCTCCGCCCCGCCGTTCGCCGTCTGTTCGCCGTCTTGCGAATGAGTCGCGATAGCAATGGCCTAATGCAATCGAGATGCAGTAGCGAGGAGGCTAATGCTAATGGTTCGCAATAGCAGGACCGTACGCGAGGAGAGGAGGAACCCGCGCGAGGGGACCGTTGCGATGAACCGTGCAAAAAGAGCGATGAGTTGAGTTGACATTGCCGGAAGGCTGGTCTACCTTGGCAACACTGGATAGCGAGAGATTGCGGTCCGGAACGCTAGCAGGGTCTAGTTCGACAAGCCTCTTGACTAGTCGAGCAAAAGCCTCTAGCACAATGTTCAGCCGAAAGCCGCCCGTTGGCGGTTTCAAGCGCAGAACGTGTCAACGGATGCAACCCGGCATGGCCTAGCCGAATAGGGGTTGACACTGGAGCCGCGATAGGCTAGACATGATGACACTGGATAGCGGTTCGCCGTGGTCCGGAATTGAGATAGAAAGGCGTGAACGTGGCAACTCGTCACCAACGCCGGAAGAAGGCAAAGCTACTGAAACTCGCTAACGAGTTGCGGACGGCAGATGCTCTAATCCGGCAACGGCAGCAAGAAACGGTTCGCCGTAACCTTGCTAACCCTATGCGTCCCGAACGTTCGCCGAAAGGCATGGGCAATCGGAACGTATACACTGGAGCAACGTCCCATCGCGGCCTAGTTTGTGGTCCGGGTTCATCGCGGAAGCATGATCCAGCCATGAGTGACGCGCAACTGAGACAGTTTGCGGCGAGTGTCGCTAAGCGCTCTTGATAATTCACCGTGCACTAGGACCGGCTTTCGGGTTGGTTCGACAGGACGGATAATTACAAGCGATTGGTCCCCGTGACGGACAACAGGTAGCTAGTACGGCAGCCACCATTGCGGATAGCAACGCAACGGGACAACGCAACCAGTGGGCACAGTTCATTGGTTGACGCGAGACCTAGGCTTCTGTGAGTGAAGCGATTGGGAAAGCGAATAGCTAGTGGAGCGTAGCGAAGAGTTACGCAATGAGCCTAGCTTGTGTGAGTACCTAAGACGGACGGGAAAGGCTGGCAACAGCCCGCAAGTCTGAAGCTAAGCTAGCGGGAGTGACAACCCTAGGCCGGGCAATGGATAATGGGACCGGTGTCCCTTATCTAACCTTCTTCGCGTGCAGCAAGACGGACAATGCTGATCCGTCACGTTACTGCGGTAACGTTTAGCGGTGACTGAAATGCAGGATGATCCTACTTTCACCGTTAAACCTTGCCGCAATGGCGATTAAACAGGGGCAATCAACATGAAACATCAATCCATAACAGACGTTATGTTTCACGCTAACGATAGCATGGGACATTGCGTAGCATGGGGCTCCATCGCTGGTGGTTTCATGCTTGCCAACGCAAGGGATGGATTGATTGACACTCATGTTTCCCTTGGCCGTGCTCTGCACGAGATGGCTAATCTCACTGGCAGGATGGAGCAATCCTTCACTGTCACTGAAAACCCACACATGGTAGGATGAGACCAATGGCTTTCAACCTACTCACCGAGATTGTCCGCAATCCTCTCACGGGTTCGGCAATGGTCCATGTCTTTGACGATATGGATTTGGATAACCGCTCGCAATGGTGCGAGTTGGACAACCAAGGAAAGGTAAGTGCAAATGCGCAAGACAAAGACGGCTGCGAAGCCGAAGCAACTTCAGACGTTCGCCGATCTGAAGGCCATTGACAAGGGCATTGCCCGCGTTCGTGGTGTGTTCGGCAACGCCAACGAGTTGGTTCACGCTCTCGCGGTTGCTATCCTTGTTCATGACAAGGAACATGGTGACTGCACTCGTGCTCTCGAACTCGTGAAGTCGATCCCCAACCGCAACCAGCCTGATCTGGTGAAGTGGTTCGGGTTCTACGGCAACATCGGCATGGACGTGAAGAACGACAAGGTCCGGCATATCGCCAAGGACTCCAAGACGTTCAACGACACGCCGACGGACAAGCTCATCGAACAGGCTCGTGTGAAGCCGTGGTATGATGCAGCATCGGTGCCGGGCAATGCTCCGACCATCGTGCCCATCACTCTCGGCTCGATCAACGCTGACATTCTCAGCATGACGGACCGTCTTCGGAAGCGGATCAACGGCGAGACCACCAGCGACAAGCGTCCCCTTCAACTCACGAAGAAGGAGCGCGAGACCGCTCTCGGTGAACTCGACAAGATCGACGAACTGGTCCGCGCGACCACGAAGCCGGAGGAACGTGAACAGCGTCGCCCGTCTCCGACTGCGAACGCGGCCTAACATGGATCATGGGGGACTAGGTGAACGTACCTAGTCTTAAATGGGTGAGCCCCGCCCCATAATCTATCATCGTTTGCTGGCGTTGCACCTCCGTGGCGCTGGCTGTGCTGCCGTGTTGTCCTCCTCGCCCCCGAAGCTGACACGCGGTAGTGGGACGGTGGGCTGGATGGGTTCATCCCCTGTTTCTCATCCGTGCTCACCGTCCATCATCCTCCTATTAGATGAGCGCCTACCCTGCGGTCCCCACCAGAGGGAATGGATGCTGTGCCTATCAGTCTAAGCACGGCATGGGAATGACTGCCCCCGCTCTGCTAATATGAGGAGGTGGACCATGCTCAAGCGTTAATCCGTAAGGACAATCCAAAGCAAGCGACATCATGGGCTTAGCCTCATTCGTGGGGCTAAGTTCACTCTTTCAAGTAGCCCTGTCACGTCACGCCTTCACTTCGGCAGGGTTACTTCAAAGGGTGGAAGGCATGTTGCGTACGAGTTCGTTTGCAATATGTCGTGGGGAGAACACCAATGAGTTTAGAGACAGGTTATATCATCGACGTGTTTGACCATAGTGGCAAGTGCGTCCATGAGTTCGAAGATCGGACACTGGAACAAGTGTTCGCTATCCTCAACCTATACAGGGATGCAGGGGCAATCAACGTCTACCGGCACAACCGGTTGTCGCTGATCCTTTACTACAACCCGGAAGGATTTGAATTGTGAGCCAGAAGTTCTTTGTCTATCGCAAGCCGCCGGAAGGTTCTGCCTTCCCGCAGCTATCAGCGCGAGAGATTGGTACGGTCATCGCGTCCACCATAACCAACGCTCAGAACAAGGCTAACCACTTGTATCCGGGCGGTGTGTTCGTCTCTGCCTCTCGTTTGGGTGAAGATGA